GCGATGATTTTTGCCAGGTCTGGCGCGGTCCAGTCTTTCGCCGCGCGGCCAATGACGAACTCGACGCGCTGCGGATCGACGTTGTGGTTGGCGAGGCCCTGCAGGGTTTTTTCCTGCCATCTCTTCACGTCCTTCCCGATCTTGTCGATCAGCGAATTGCGCGCGGCCTCAAAGGCAAAGTCGGAAAAGGTCTGCAGCGCGTTTACGACGACGTTCCGGATGGCCTTGGACACACCGATTTGAAACGCGATGTCGAGACGACGGTCGTTGTCGCTGCCACCCATTTTTGAAGCGTTCTTGTTCTGCTGGAACGGGCGAGTTAGCGCATAGCCGCTCTCGAAGTCGGTGAACCGCGCGTAGATCAGCCAGCTCGGCCCTAAATCGATGACACGGGTGTCGACCTCGCAGTTGCCGTAGATCCGCGCCACGTCGTTCGCCAGTTTGATCGAGGCTCCTTCGATGAAATCCTTCTGGCCGTTCTTGTTCCTGACCGGAAAACGATAGAACCAGTCGTCTCCGGCGGCAGCGCCGAGTGCCGCTAGCTTCTGCAGGATGCGAGCCTCATCGCGGTAGACCGCAACCTGCTGCGCGCCGAATACGCGGTCGCCAGGCGAAGCCAGAGGCTGTACAGACGGAGCTGCAACAACCTGCTGCGTGCTGGCCGCGAACTCATCCAGCGCGTTGCGCTTGCCGGCACGTTCGTCGGTATCAACGTTGCTCATGAAAATTCTCCTGTTCTAGGCGCGGGTCCGCGCCCTGCTATCGTTAAAAATCCGGGCGCCGGCGATCTCTCGACGCCCAGCCTTGATGAAGGCGCGCAGCGCTTGCTCGATCGCGCTTTGGGTAAAAAACGGGCGCAAGGCTTCGAGATCGATGTGGTTTGTATCGAGGTCCTCGAATGTCCAGTGGTCGACGAGGCTGGCGGTGCCGCCCTCGGTACGCGTCGTCGCCATGGACGAGGTCGTGGCGGACGCCTTTGATTCCGCTCGCGCGGCGAAGTCGCTCAAGGTATTGGATTGCGTCACCGCAGCAGTTGCCGCCTTCACGTCGCCGGCCTTGACCGCCTCCGCAGCTTTCGCCGCAGCTTCGTCGGCGAGACGCTTGGCTTCCGCAGCCTCAGCATCACGCCGCTCCTGTTCTCGTCGGGCCTTCGCTCTCAGATAGACCGTGTTGCCATTCTCCAGGCGACCCTTTGCCGCCGTCAACCGGGCGATGTACCCGCGCTTGAAGTAATCGTTGATGAGATCAGTTGCGTCTCGGTAGGGCTTGCTGGCTTCTAAGTTGATCGTGCCGCAACGTCGGCTGTACTTCGTCAGATCGACGACGATTTTGGTCGAGGCCGCTAGATCCTCGTCATCCTCGATCACGTTCGGTATCTCGGATGCTTCGGCCTCGAGCTTCGCGATGGCCTCATCGATATGCTTGTACTCGTCCCTGAGCTGATCGGGCGTCAGCAGCGGACGAATGTTGTCGTCCTTCGAAATGTCTCGAGCTGCGGCGGTAGCCATTATCCACGTCCTTTCAATATGCGCATGACGCGGAAGTCGGATTCCGCGACTGAGTATGCTTTTCTGTGTTGGGTCTTGTGAGACACGCGGCGACCGTCCGACAGCCGCGCGATCGCGGCTTCTCCCATTTTCCCGGCGATGGCGGTCTTCGCGACATCCTCCTGGGCGGACGCGTCTTTCTTCGCCGCGCGAGCGGACTCGAGCAGATCGACGAATCCGGGGATTTCGTTGTCGTGCGACAGGTCGATCTCGATGCCGTTGTCCTGCGGGAACAAAAGCTTGACGATCTGCTCGTCGCGATCCGGATCGATTGGCGGCTGCACGCCGGTGTCGAGATAGTTTTTGCAGAACGAAGCGACGCGTTCGCGGATCACAGCCTCGGCAGCCGCGTTGCGATCAAGTGGGACGACCTTCAGCTCCCATTTGAACGTGTCGACCACCAGCGCGACGATCATGGCGCGCGCCGCGTCGGCCAGCATAGCCTCGGTCAATGTCTGGAGTTGATAACCCAAGGGAGCAACCACCTGGCTATTCTCATCCTCGGGATCGGATAACCAATAAGCGTTGAACACCGGGCGCGCGATCACCTTGGTCTGGATGATGGTAACCCCGTCGAGGCCCGGAATAATTGCAGCGCCGTCGGGCGTGGCGCCGAGCCTTGCAGCAGCATCGCGAAGGTAGACTTTGGCGCGGCGGACCTCCCAGTCCGGGAATTCCCAGCCGATCGCCTCGAACACCGCGGCTTCACCCCAGAGGCCGCGCTTCATCGCCTCGGTCATTTCCTGCGGACCGACCTTGCCAAGTTTTTCCGCCCAGACCTTGGTGGCCGAACCAAACATGCCTTCACCACAAATCGCCGGCACGTCGCTGGCGGTAATGTCTTGCTGCCGGAGTGCCAGCCAGGAGGCGCGATCCTTCGATGGGTCGATAGCGATACGTTCAATCATGTGCTGGCCTCTCGCTGGAACTGTTGGTCGGCCCAGTCGCAGAGCTCTGCGATTTGGGTCACGGTGTTTATGATCTCGTTGGTGAGCCGCCTCGCCTCGTCCGCGTTGGCGCTTAGACGTGCGACCTTGATCTGCTGCGACAGCGCTTTCGCGCGCTCGATCGCCTCATCGATCTCAACGTAGAGCCAGGTTGTTCGGACAAAAACCGGCGGCTGCTCTTTCGCCGCCGCGGGCGTTTTCTCGTCGAGGATGGCTCGCGCGGTTTTTACGAAGTCGCCCCAGACTGACATCACGACCTCCCCGTCGTCGGGATGTAGCGGCGCTCGCGCATCGGCGGCAGGTTCGGTACATCACCGTGGGCCTCGTCGTTTTGCGGCTGCATCCACAACGATGAGCGACGCATCGCCGTGGCGTAGCCACAGCTCCAGCCGATCGCGCCGATATAGGAGCCAAGGCAGATCGCACCGGTAATGAGACCCGCAAAAAACTGATGCTCGAGCGCGAAGGCCATAATCTGACTCATGAAGCCTCCGATTGTTCGCTGGCACGTAGCTCCGCCAGCTTGCGGCGAGCGCGATGCAGCCGACTTTTCACGGTACCGAGCGGAATGCCGAGTTCGAAAGAGAGGTCGAGGTAGGACGTAGTCAGGCTTGCAGCCGACAGGATCGCGGCATGATCGCCGGACATTGTGCCGATGATCTGGATATCGCCTTCAATGATATCGACGAGAGGTTTGCTCATCGGTGCCACCATCTGCAGCAACGAACCGCAATCCTGCGCCTCACAGCATCGCCAAGCAGATAGATGCAGAACAGGACAAGCGGCGCCGAGACGATCATCGCCAGAAACAGAAAGTAGATCGGGTCGACCGAGACGATGACGCAGACCAGCGCCGCGAAGATTGTTAGGCCGATGAGAAGTGACGCGATGGCCTTCATGTCGCACCGCCTTTCGCTGCGGCGACCTTCTTGCCACTGCCGAAGTCGAGCACCGCGCCGGTTGAGAGGCGCATGCCAAGCACGACGTCGACCACGTCGTAGTTATTGTTGTTTCCACTGATCTGGTAATAGGTGTTCTCAGCGACTTCGACGTCAAACCATTCGTTCGGCGCCGTCTGACCGAAATATTTGCTGCTGCGCTTGATGCGTGCGACCAACTGCTGTTCGCGCGCCGGTACTGCTGTGCTTTGGCTCGACATCATGCAATCTCCTGATGATGTTCGAGCCGGGACTTTGCGGTTTCGATCGATGCAAGGACGTTGGCAAAGTCGAGCGCGTCCATCGCGCCGTAACGTGGGTGCGGACAACCGAACGGCTGTGCGCCGGTTTCGGCAAAGGCTGCGTAAAACCCGCTCCAGACGTTGCCCTGCTGAATCAGGCAGCGGTACCGGATCTGATCACTGGGAAGAGCTGCAAGTTTCGCGGCGAGCTCCGCCTCAAACCACGCGCTAAGCGTAGCGGGCTCGACGTCGATGTTGCGGAGCGCGGTCGCGGCCATCAAACGCGCCCCCCGACGATGCACCAGACCGCGATCATTGCGATGAACAGCAGGACCGAACAGGCTTCGGCGATGGTGACGATGGCGGGTACCGCCAGTTCGACGGGTGTTTTGCTGAGCCGGCGCATCAGACCAACTCCGCTTCAAGAACCGCAACGCGGTCGCCACCATCCAGAGTCGGACGGGGACAGACTGCCGCTGCGGCGGCGTCGCCCTGATCTCGCTCGGCGCGCTCAAACGCGGCCCGCAAAAACGGATCGTTGAACAGGGTGGAAAGTGGTCTGGAAAAACTGGACTGCATGAAACCCTCCCAGGTCATAGGGAGAGCTTCCCCGATATGGGAAAGATTGTCAACCCCGTTTCGGGGAAGTTTTTCAGTTTCAGGTCCGAAGGGTCGCGCGCGCGGACGTTTCCCCCGATAGTATTTTTGTGGAGCGGTGCTTCAATGCACCGCTCCTACAAGAGGAGATTCAGTAGTTATAATCTATATAGGAGCAAGTACCGTGCCACGGGCTTTGTGACATGCGTGACACCTGGTGACATGTCACGGTTGTCACCAAATATGTGAGCCAAATTTTATGCAACGTGTCTCCCGCCGCGCGCCCTTGAAGGGCGCGATGGAGACTCAGATTTCGAATTTTTCGACGGTCCTCGCCACATTCACTCCGGACTGATTCGGGTCAAACGACCCGACCGTCAATGAGCATTCCTGTCGATGCCCATGGCCAAGCAAATACGCAGTTCTTTTGCCGATAGCTGCCGCGTCAGCCCTCCTTCACACCAGTCAGGCTCGATGTCGTTTTCGACGAATTCTCGAATGTAACGACAGTCGTCACCTCCAAACCCCTTGCAATAGGGCGGTTGGGCGATCGCATGCGCGGGCCGGGCCGCTGACCCGTCCGGCGAAGAGCAGGCTACCGCCGCAAACTCACCGATCGCGGTGCCTGGCACGGCCGGCAGCACCGGCGAACCAAAAGAAGCGGCGCTTTTGTAGCTGCCCCGACAGTCGAACAAGAGGTGCTGGAAATTCTCGACGTATGATGTGCCTACGGGCCCGAAATAAGCGTTGGCGTAGACGCCGCCGCTCGCCGTGTGTGCGATCGAGTTCAAGTCCAGAAACAGCATGTCCGAGATTTTCTCCCATTTCTGGACATAGCCGTCGCTGGCAAAGGCGGGCGCAATCGCAAAAGCACCTGCGAGAGCCGCGCTGACAAATAGCGATCTCCACCGCTCACGGATCATTTGCGCTTCACGACTTTCCGCTTCCGCGAGGAGGCCTGCGGTGGCTTGGCCGAAACGGGAGCCGTAAGGGCCAGTTCATCCATCCCCTCGGTTTCCCGGGCTCGGCGTTCCGCCTGTCTCTGCGCCGCAACAGCATTGGACCGGTGTGCACTCGCAATCTGCTTCGCCTTCACAACGATGTAGATCTCGCCAACCCAGCTAATTCGGACATCCTCGATCAATTGAGCATTGTGGGAATGGAGATTGTATAAGTTCTGAGAGCGGCCGCGCTGGACTTCCTTCAGAGCTCGCATCCCACGATCTGTCAGCACCGCGGCCTCTTCGCCGATGAAGTCATACGTAGGACGCTTCTGCTCTTCCCAAACCAGGATGACATCGCGCGGCCGGTACACAGGCAGCATGCTGATGCCGTCGATCTCAAAGCCGACAATCCCATCGGGCACGGCAAAAGGCAGGTCGATCGTGTAAAGACCATCTGGCGGGACCTGCTCGAAATCTGGCTCGATCGTCCCGCCCGCGCCAATGCGCCCCATGACGCGAATCGGAGTCTGCTCAGCCAGGACGACCTCGCGAGTAACCCCGAACGCATCCGCGGCGACCCGAATCGAATCCTCATCCAGTTTGCGCTCACCGCGCTCCAACTTAATGAACCCGCCGCGCGAAATCCCCATCGCTTCGGCCGCGACCTCGTGCGTCCACCCTTTGAGTTCCCGCAACTTTTTCAAATTATTTCCCATGTTGGGGACAGTGCGGGACGTTTTCTGACTTGTCGTTTCCCATTTCGGGGCGATTTCGTTTGACGATCTTCCCCAAATCGGGAAAGATACTGGCATGAAGCTCATAGTCTGGATGAAGAATGAGAAGGTCGACGACCAGCAGGTCGCCGATCGGCTGAACGCGCTGCCAGGCGCAGAGGACAAATCCATTTCCGCCTCGGCGGTGAAAAAATGGAAATACAACGAACGCATCCCGCGCCCCGATGAAATGCGGGGTCTTCACACGATCTCCGCCGGCAAGGTTGAGCCCAACGATTTCTACGCCATCGAAGGGTCATCGTAATGGTGCCCCTGTCGGCCACTTTCCGTCTGCTCCCTCGTCGAGCATCTCGTGCCGCCAAGCGCGTCTCGCAAATCTCTCGGCGAGGAAATCGAGCATGCTGACCGCGGCATTCACCGGCACGGCTCCGTCCGCGATCATCTCCTCGACCAGTGCATCAAAGCACTTTTCCATCACGAGCATGCGCGCGCCTGTCAGGGCTGTGGTGTCTGTCTCGCTCCGTTCTGTTAGCAAGGCGTAGGGGGCTGCTTTCATCATGACCGTAGTCAGCATCACGACAGCCAAAAAAGCAAAACTAGGCGGTGAAAAGTCTTTCCCTAAAAAGGAAACGTCTTTCACCACTTTGGACAAAATAGTCAGCGTCATCAACGCGGTCTGGCCGCGTAAAACGGCATCCCACGTTGCTCACTTTGCCGGCGTCGAAGAGCGGACTGTACGGTTCTGGCTTGCAGGCCAGACGCGCATGTCCTTCGAGGCTGTGACGGCTCTTCTCCGAACCGACGCCGGTTACGAGATCCTCGAAGCCGTCATGGGGGATTCGAAGGTCGAGTGGTGGGTCGTCACCAAGTCGGCGCAATCGGTCCGGAAGTCGCGCAAGGCCATCAAGAAAGAACAGGAGCGCATCGCGGCAACCCGCGCGCAGCTCGATCTTCTCGACCAGTAAGTAACACGATTGCCGCGCCGCAGGGCTTCTGCGGTTTCGGGAGGGGCAATCCCGTTGAAGCGATTCCTTATCAAGATCTGCCTCGCCGTTGCGGGTGCGCACACCTATTGCGCGTCGTTCTGGAACGACGTGGCGCAGGCGATCGTGTCCGGCAAGCGGCTCGCCGAAATTCGAAAATCGCACAAGGATGAAATTGATGTCTGATGGTTGGACCGAGACACAGGTCTCGCGCCTGAAAACCCTGTGGTCAACTTCGTTGAGCGCGGCTCAGATTGCCGTGGATCTGGGGGGCGGCATCACGCGCAGCGCGGTGATAGGCAAGGCATCCAGGATCAAGTTGCCGGCGCGCCGCGTCGTTAACATCGCGCAGCGTGCCGAGAGTAAATTCAATCCGCCGACAAACCGCCCCGCGGCACTGAAAAAACGCCCCGATCCACTCCCGCGGCGGAACCAGTCAAACAGCCTCGGGGGAAAGCTCGCCATCATGGCGACCGAGCCAGGGATTCCAGAACATCTCGAGGAGCCAGCCGTCGGCGCCGGGATGCAGCTGATTGAACTTGAGAACGGCAATTGCCGTTGGCCTTTCGGTCATCCCAATTCCGACCACTTCTACTTCTGCGGCGCCGACGGTGCGGACATGAACGGCAAGCGGCCGTACTGCCCCTTCCACACCCGCAAGGCCCAAGGTGAGACCGTCAACCAGCGGCGGTTCATGGGCTCGGCGCTGTTCGCCGCTGGCATCAAGTCCGCAACCAAAGGAGCCCATCATGGGTAGAAAGCCGAAGAAAGACGGCGCCGCGTCATCGGCGCCGAAGCAAACGCTCGAAGATCTAACCGACGATCAGGTCTATTCGCTGACCGAGCAGCATCGGCAGAAGTACGAGATACTTCTGGCCGCGAAGAAAAAGGCTACCAGCGATCTCCAGCAGTTTGGCAAGATCGTCAAGGCGGACCTCGGCAAACATGGCCTCAACCAGATCCAGGCTTTGATCGAGGGAGCGACGCCTGAAGGTGAAACAGCGATCAAGGCCCGGATTGAACGCGACATGCAGGTGCTGCGCTGGATGGGCGTGCCGATCGGCTCGCAGGCCGATCTTTTCCCGGCCACGGATCGCACGCCGATAACCGAGCGCGCGTTCAACGAAGGCAAGCGTCAAGGCCTCGCCGGCGAGACAAACAAAAACCCGCATCACCACACCACGGAAGCGCATCGCGCGCACAACGAGGGATACATGGCGGGCCAGGAGGCCAACGCAAGGGGCATCAAAAAGCTGGACGATACGCCGAAAGGCTCTGTGCCAAATGATCCGAACAAACCCTTTCGCGAACACCTCCAGCGGCAGCACGACGAAGTGAACGCCGAGATCAAGAAAGCGGCAATGCTCGGGTCGGCGCGTCCCTCCTTCGAGATGCAGTAACGATATGGGGCGCGTCACCGGATCAATATTCACGCTCGACCTTGGCGTGGCCTCGGGCTTCGCCCGGGGTAAACCCGGTGACGCGCCACAGTCCGGCACGGTGCGGCTGAAACGACCGAATGAGACGATCGACGTCGCATACGCCAACCTGATAGCCTTCCTCTGCGGCGAGTTCGAGACACACCGGCATGTCCTTTTGATCAAGGAAAAGATGCTGGCACTTGAGGCATTCCGTTCGATTGGCAATGCCGAGAAGACCGTCCGCGCGCACGGCGCCTACCACGGCATCGTCGAGGGGCTCTGCGTCCGCTACGGCGTCACATGGTCGGACGTGACCGACTCTACGGCGCGCAAGCACTTCATCGGCCGAGGCCGGACTGGGTCGCGCGAGGAAACGAAACGCGCCGTCGTAGCGCGGTGTCACGCGCTACGTCTCATGCCGGCGGACTGTCACGACGATAACAGGGCCGATGCTTTGGCGATCCACGATTGGGCCTGCGCCAACTTTGGCGCGCGGTCCGCATCGATCTCAAATTTCCAACTCTTCGGGCAAGGGGAGCACCAGAATGGGTAACATCCCGATAGTCAGTCTCGCGGATATCGCAGTCGAACTTCACCTCGCACAGGCCAGTCTCACGGATGTCGCCTTCTCCGTGGCCGTGCACTCGATGATCTCCTGCGATGAGGCCGGGCGCCTGGAGAAGCTGTCTGCGCGGCTTGGCATACGCTCACCGATCCCCTCGCGTGTCATCGCCGACAAGGAATACCATGCCGCGATGATTGGGCAGGCCTTCGAAATCATCAAGGCTCTTATCCCTTACGAAGACGAAGTACGCGAGATGGTTGCGCGTCGACCAGCCACTTTTCCGAAACTCACCGTGGTGCCCGCATGAGCGGGCCCTCTCCATCATCTGCGCTCCAGGGCAGACACGTTAAGACCGTCAATCGATCAGCCGAAGAGATTGAAATGCGTGCACTCGTCGTCCCGGAGCTTCGCAGGCAGTATCCCGGTGCACGTATCATTCACGAATTGCCGTTGCGATATTCGAGCAATCGGATCGACCTGGCTGCCGTGACTGAAACGGAGATTGTTGCGGTCGAAATCAAGTCAAGCCGCGACGTCATATACCGGCTCGAAAAGCAACTTCGTGAATTTGCGCCCGTCTCGAGCAGGCTAATCGCAGCCCTCGCTCCGGTGTGGAATAGAACGCTGCCGATGTTAGAGCAAAAGATTGGGCTCGGCACGAGCTATTTCCCGCAACGCACAGAAGCGCAGAAGGTGATTGCGAGTATTAACCACCCGATCGAGATCTGGACCGTCGATGCCGCGACACACAGGGTAGACGAAGCAGAGAGAGGCTGGTCTCGACCAGGCACGCCTTGGTCCCATCGCCTCCTTCACATGTGTCATGTCGCCGAACTTCTGGACATAGCTTCAAGGCACCGGGTCGCGATAGCGAAACGCCCTACGCATTTCGATCTGGTCAAATCATGCGAGGATGCAATGACGGGAGCGGAGGTTCGCCGCGCGGTCTGCGCTGCGTTACGCGGCCGACACGCGTTCGCGGCCGGGACTGACCCGGTCGTACCGGTCAACCAACGCCGTGAAAGCCCCGGGTCTTCGAAACTTGGAAATCTATTGGGGGCGTCATGAGCGATCTTGCCCCGATCTCTGGTGCATCGTTCCGCGACAGGCTCAAGGACCGTGTCTTGTCGACGATCGATGCCAGCGCCAAGCCGCGACTGTTCTGGATCGCGATCGCGTCTCTGCGTGTCAATCATCGATATCAGCGCAGGATCGCGGGCCGCGCCAGCGAGAGAAATGTGCTGCAGATTGCCGAGCAGTTTTCCTGGTCGAAGTTTGCGCCAGTGGTCGTGGCTGAAGAGGAAGATGGAATCTTCGCCATTATCGACGGTCAGCACCGCACCACTGCGGCCGCGCTCCGTGGCATCCGTGACGTGCCCTGCCTTATCGTGCAGGCGAGTCTGGCGGACCAAGCCAATGCGTTTGCCGCGATCAACGGTAACGTCACGGCGATATCGACGATGCAGCTCTACGCGGCGCGCGTTGCGGCCGGCGATGCGGTGGCACTGGCGTTGAAGGAGGCATGCGATGCGGCCGGGGTCACGATCTGTCGATACCCGGTGCCGGCATCTCAGATGAAGGTCGGCGAAACGCTTGCGGCATCCAAACTGGGCCAGCAATTGGCGCGATATGGTCGCGACACGTTGATCGCAGCGCTGAGCTGCATCACGCGCACCGGCTCAGGCAATGTCGGGTTTGTGCGCGCTCCGGTCGTCGAGGCGCTTTGCGCTGCGCTGGATGGCGAACCTGCATGGCGCTCCGATCTGAATGATCTTCTGGCCGCGATGCAACTGTTTGACTTCGATAAGAGCTATTCAGCGGCTCGCCTTGCCGCCTCCCGCGATCGTGTCGGCCTGCACGTGCCGCTCATCGAGTTGATTTGTGACCACCTCGACCACACGATGGGAGCGGCTGGCTGAAATGTCGCAGTCGCAACAAGAAGAGATCGCCCCGGTCCTGGAACTGGACGAGGAGGCGGCCGCCGATACAGCGGCGCCGGCAGCGCCAGAGTTAGAGGTAGCGCGGCAAGCTGCGGTGACCCCGCAGGAAATGTGGGACCTGCTCTACCTGCAGGCGCTCGATTACAAGTTCGGGATCGCTTGCCGGCTTAAAAGAGGCGCCGACTGCGCCGTGCTGCAGCGCCGCTTCGCCGTGACCGCCAAGACTGCTGATTACGTCGCCTTCCTGATCGACAACGAGGCCGACGTTCGCGCTTTCATAAAAGAGCGCGCGGCCAACGTCGTCCCGATGCGGAGGGCACGCCGGTGAACAATCGTGAATTCCGTTTCACTCCTCAAACGTTACGGCGTATCCGCAGTCTCGTCGCAGACGGCAAAGGCGCGCGATCGATCGCGTCTGCGCTGGGTTGCAAGGCGTCGTCATTGGAGAACATCTGCCGTATCCATGGCATCGAGCTCCGGGCCGACGACGCGGTTGTGGCAAGAGTCGGAGCAGATCGCCCGGCGCCATGTCTCGATTATCGACTCGATCCCGCGCGCCGGCGGGAACGGCCCGGGCTGCGGCCCATCATCATCGAAATCGCTGGCGGAGCGGACAACGCGCTGGCGCGGGAGGCCGCGCGCCGCGGCACCACCGCGACCGTTCTTGCGGCGCGGCTGATCGAGATCGTGGCCGCCGACGACCTCTTCGTCGCACTGCTGGAGCAGTGAGGCCGGCCATGACCGATCTGCGCACCCCAGAAGGAGCCCTGACCGAGCGGGTAGCGTTGCTTCTTCTCGGCGCGCCGTCTGCACCGCTTGTCACCAACAAGATGGTGCGGTTCGGTGACATCGGCATAAATGTCGTCACGGGTCGATTTTTCGACTTCGAGGAAGAGAAAAGCGGCGATCGCAATGATCTGGTGCGCCTGATCAAGCCCGAACTCGAGAACGGTCAGGCCGAGGCGTGGATCAAGGCCAACGTCATCGATGCCCCGCTCGAGCCGTTGCCGCCGGAGCTCGAGACGGAACGCGCCCTACTCGGCTTATTGTGCTCTCAGCCCACGCTTATGGCCGAGGTCGAGGAAGAAATCGCGGCCGAAATGTTCCTGGCCGAGATACACGTCAAGATGTTCGAAGCGATGGCGCGGGCCTGCAATGCCGAGCCGCCGGTGCCTTTCACGCTCGGCACGCTACTGGACGGCGCCGGCGGCGACAAACTCATGCCTGTTTACGGGCGCACGCTCGCGCAGTACCTCGCCTCGATCATGGCAGATGCGCCGATGGCGCCCGACGCGGCGCACTTGGCGCGGTCGCTCGCGATCCAGGTCCGGAGCCGCGCCAACGCCGCGACGGGCGTCGAAGACGATTACGACCTCGATCCGGTGCCAGCACCGTGGGTCCCGCGCTTCCGCGGGGTACGCTTCGAGAATATCGACACGCCGGGCCCGGAGCATTCCTACGTCATCGACGACTGGATGACCGAAGGCGGCAAGATGGTGATTGGCGGTGCCTCGCTATCCGGCAAATCGTTCCTCGCGATTCACATGGCAATGTGCATCGCAACCGGGACGCCGTTCTTCGGCAACAAGGTGCTGATGCCCGGGCTGGTGGTCTATCAAGCCGGTGAAGGCGAGACCGGAATCCGGAAGCGGTTTCGCGCCTGGCGCCAGTATTTCGACGTCAAGCCGGGAACAATGATTCCGCTCTACATCATCGAGCAGAAGATCGACATTTTCAATCCGCAGGCCGACACGGTTCCGTTCATCGACGAAATCCATAATATCTGCCGGACCTACGATGTGCCGCTACGTGCCATCTTCATCGATACGCTGGCCAAGGCCTCGATCGGCGCCGACGAGAACTCGGGCCGCGACATGGGCGTGGTCCTGTCGAACGTCGACCGGATCAGCAATGCTTTTCCGCACGCCAACACAGGGCTGGTTCACCACATGAACGCGGGCGGCACCAAGTTGCGCGGCCACACCTCCGTCTATGCCAACGTCGACCAGGTCGTTCTGGTGGCAAAGAACGAGGACGGCAAGACCTCAACCGCTAGCCTGGACAAGCAAAAGGATGGCGAAAGCGGCTTGAAGATTCCCTTCGACCTGTATCAGGTCGAGATCGGCCGGCGCCAGATCGATGGCAAGCCTATCACGTCATGCGTTGTCGTCCCGACACAGGCGGAGCTGCAGGTTCATGGCAGCGGTCCGAAGAAGGGCCGCAGCATCAACCTGTCGGACCGCAACTCGATCATCCTGTCGAGCCTCCAGAAAGCGATGGCTGAGCATGGGGAGCGTTTACCGCCGACGCTGATCGGCAAGCTCCCCAACTCGATCAGGGCGGTCGTGCAATACAAATACTGGCGCGATGCCTTCTACGCCGTTGCAGGCGAAATGAGCGACGACGTGCGCAAGAAGGCGATATCGCGCGCGGGCGAAAAGCTGCTCGTGCTGCGGATTATCGGCCGGGACGGCAATTACGTCTGGCTGACCGGCCGCTCCTTTACCGAGGCGCCGGAGCCGATGCAGGGAGGCAGCGGCGCCGCCTCGGCGCTGCAGGGTGACCTGATCGACGACCCACTGGATTTCAGTCCGCGATGATGAACCGTGACATGCGTGACATTGAAATCTATCCCGTGACATCTGGGACCGTCACGCCGGGACTATTGAAATTACAGCGAAATTCGGAACGCGTGACACCTTTGTCCCGTGACATGTCACGTTTTGAGGTGCGAAGTGTCACGAAATAACGACGACCGAGACGATATGGTCGACGTCACCCTGCTCTCGCTGACCGACCGGGCCCGGCTGGCCGCGTTGGCGGAACTTGACGGCGGCGCGGCGGTGCGTTCGCTGATGTTGGGTGCGATCGGCCATTCGGCGCCGGCGCGCGCATCGCGTGGCAAGGTCCGCGAATTACCGTCACAGTGGACCCAGATCCATGTTCTCGATCGCCTCGAGGAAGCGTTCGAGGTGATGGCGATGATGCCGGCAGCAACGCGGCCAAAATCATTCGGCGCAGCGTGGCCGAAATATGCGTACGACCGGTTCGATCTCAACGCCCAGCTCGAAACCGCCGAGCTGGAGAAGACCCTGGCCGATCGCAACAAAGTGCGGCTCTCACCGACGGCAGCACAGGTCAGCCGGATGGACCAAGCACTTCGGTGGCCGTTCGAATACCTCTCCGATCAGCCCGACCTGGCCCGAGCTCTCAGCCTGCGTTGTTTCTGGGCCGCGATGCGGGCCGATATCCGCAAACGCTGCGCAGCGCGCGGCATCGACCACGGCGAATTCAACGCGGCGTGGCAGAACGCGTTGAGGCTGGTGACCATGGCGCTGATCGCGCGAAAGGTGCCTGTGACGTGATCTCGTCGACGCCGCTCGAATGCTGATCTTTCATCAATTATTCCCGCGCCTTATATAAATCTCGTCACATAAAAACGCGGGGGCCTTTGATGGGACGAACAATCGTGGAGACCTGTGTCGAAGCGTATATTGAAGGTCTCGGTCTCGCTCGATTGGAAGAGGTTCCGGATATCTGGTTTACCAGGCCGATCCATGCCGAATTGGTCCGGGAGCATTGCGCGGGCGCGATCGACCATGGGTCCGTTGTCGCTGCTGCTGCAAAGATCGGCGCACCATGGCAGACCACCGATCAGGTTCGCGCCGTCGCAGAGACCGAGGCCAGAAAGCTACTCGCCGACATCGAAGCGAAGCGTCAGGCCGGTGCGCTAAAGAAGCTCAACGCCGACTACAAATCGTACCGGCTCCAGCAGATCGCCAAGACCGAGAAGGCGGTGCCCTACTCGAAGTTCTTCGCCAGCTTCGCGTGCAATATGGCCCGTCTCGCCGCCGCAGCCCAGCGAATCAGTGCCGAGTGAAAGTCGGTCAGCCCTCAAATCGGTGACACTTGGCACATGTCACGACATGTCACGCGGTTATTTCGAAATTTTTCTTTGCCATAAATTTCAGCGACTTAGATGCGTGACACTATCGAATGTCACGAAACCCCTATTGACAGGCCACGAAATGTCACGGACCTATCGCGCGCTCACTCGATGGGCGAACTCTGTCCTCGCGGCCACGAAACGAGGACAAGGGGAGCGAGCCTCAAGCGAGCGCTCCCCGACTGACTCTCCCAGAACACCAGCATTCTCTACTGAGCCGAGACACGTTGCTGACAGTTGCCAGCGCGCCTGACGGCGCTTGTTTGTTGGCTGTGGATGTCGATTTTCTCCACCTACCGGTTGGGATGAAAAATCGACATCCAGCGGTCATGCGATTCGTTAACCCCCATTTCAGCGCTAACAATCGCAGAAACCTGCTGTCCTGCAGTGTTTCCGGGTGCGATTCCGCAAACCTCAATCGTTAACGGAAAAAGTGACAAGGGGGCGGCAACGCCTCCCTTCGCTTTTGGAACCCTCTTGCGCGCGAGTTTCGACATGGGCAACGCCAAGCTGATCCGCCGCGCGCAGGCCGGCCTTCTCACGTTTGCGTTGTCGATCGGCGCCGTGCTCACGATCGCGGCAGCGATGAAGCTGTTCTGCATGGTGGTGAAGTGAAGGTCGCTGTCCGCAATATCGTCGACGGCGATCGTCGGTACCGCCAGTTGTTCTATTGGTGCCCCGCTTGCGCGCATTGTCACGGCGTACGCGTCGATGACGGTACGGCGACGCCGAGCCCGAAGTGGACCTGGGACGGGAACCGCGAGACGCCGACGCTCAGTCCGAGCGTCCTCAATTTTACGACAACACACGACGAAAACGGTGAACCGGTCGGTCAGCGTCGTACGGTGTGCCACCACTTCGTTCATGCCGGAATGATCGAGTATTGCAGCGACAACCCGCATGAGCTTAACGGCAAGACAGTTCCACTGCTCGACATCCCGGAAAACTACGGGATCAGTGGAGAGGACGCTTGATGGCCCGCAACTTCGGATTCGGAAAGCACAATCGACGCGCGCCGGTCGATGACCTGTTGATGCCGATCGGCCCAGTCTGGGCGGTCAGCATCACAGTCATCGTGATCATCCTCGGTGCGACGTTCCTGCCCTGACAAGAAAGTTCAGTCCCAGGCGAGACCGTGAGCCTGAAGAGTGACTCCGTGATGATTTGCGTTGTGTACTGGCTTTACGACGATACCTGCATAAACCCTGCGACCCACGGGTATGTTGGAATCACAAAATCTCTTCCTCGCAGAGTCGCAGAACATCGCCGTCGTTTTGGCGACAGCTTCGAAGTTCGAGTGCTTCTGTCTGGCACGTGGGATGAGTGCGTAGCCGAAGAGATCAGGCTGAGACCCGAAGCCGGCATCGGATGGAATCTGGTGTCGGGCGGCACGGGCGGTCGATCGTATCCGACATCCTCTAAAATCAGGATTGGCCACGCGAACAAAGGCAAGAAGCGGTCCGAGGCGTTCAAAGAGAACATCAGACGGAAGATGACTGGCCGCAAACACGATGAGCAGCACGTTGCTAAAAGTGCTGCGGCTCTGGTCGGTCGCCCGATCTCGGATAAGACGCGGGCAGCGTTTAATATCGGACGAAAGAAGTCCCATTCGCCTGAGGCACGTGCGAAGGCGGTGCGAAACATCGTCTACACCGACGAACTACGTTCTAAGTTGAGTGCTGCAAGCAAAGGCAGGCAGCGAACACCAGAGCATCGAGCGGCAATAGCTGAAGCAAATCGACGCAGAGTCGTATCGGAGGAAACCCGGGCGAAGATGCGTCGCGCGGCGGAAGCGCGTTCTGCAAAACGCAAGAGGGTCGATCAGTGAGCGTTAGAATGACTGGCCGCGTTAAATTTTTTTCAGATGACAAGGGCTACGGCTTTATCCGGCCCGATGACGGCGGTGACGAGCTTTTCGTGCACCGCACCGATCTGGTCGGCTCGCTCGACGTGCTGTTGGTCGACCAGCGCGTCAGCTACGAGATCGCCGACGGCCGCAAAGGTAAAAAGGCAGCGCTGGTGGAGTTGGTTGGGTGACAACCGCGAAGAAGACGAAGGCCCAGAAGAAACCCACTGGTCGCCCTCGCCTCAAGATCGACGCCGCCAACCTGCTTCGCCTCTCGAAGCTGATGTGCACCGAGACCGAGCTGGCAGCGTTCTTCGAAGTCAGCCTGCACACCATGAAGCGGCGCCTGCAGGAGCCAGACCTGCGCGAGATCTGGGAGCGCGGCAAGGAGATCGGCAAGCTTTCGATCCGTCGGCAGCAATTCCAGCACATGACGCTGAAGAACTCAGCCGGCGTGCAGATGACGATCCATTTGTCGAAACACCATCTCGGCGAGACCGAAAAAGCTGCGCTCGAGCTCACCGGCAAGAACGGCGGCCCGATCAGTACCGTCGACCTGACCAAAGCAACCGATGAACAGATCGCAGCTCTTGAAGCCATCTTCGGCCCTCTTGCCGAATCCGGCGCAGATGATGCGGGCCATCCGGGCGGAGAAGGAACGCCGCAGGCTTGAGGCGGAACGCGCTCGGGTTGCGCGCGATGCCGAACAGATCCGGGCCCGCTGCCAGACCCTCGCCGGTTTCATGCGAGAAGCCTGGCACGTTCTGGAGCCTAACCAACCACTCGTTTGGAACTGGCACCTCGACGCACTCTGCGAACATCTCGAGGCGATAACTTACGGCCGCATCAATCGCTTTCTGGCGAATGTGATTCCGGGGTCGTCGAAATCTCTCACCGTCTCGGTGATGTGGCAGGCCTGGGAGTGGACATTCCCGCACCTGCGATCCATGCGATACCTGACGACGGCCTTCAATGATGGCCCGGTCAAGCGCGACACCCGCAAATGCCGCGATCTGATCCTGTCCGACTGGTATCAAGCGCTGTGGCCCGAGGTGAGCCTCACCCGAACCGGTGAGACGTCCTTCGCAAACAGCGCCACCGGCACGCGCGAGGGCGTGGCGTTCGGATCCCTGACCTCGCAACGCGGCGATCGCCTGATCATCGACGACCCGCATTCAACCGAGACGGCCGAGTCCGACACCGAGCGTAACAACACCACGCGGCGGTTTCGCGAAGGTGCGATCAACCGCCTCAACGATCAGGAAAGGTCGGCCATCGTCGTGATCATGCAGCGCCTGCATGAGGACGACATCTCGGGCACGATCCTGAAAATGAAGATGGGCTATGTCCATCTCATGCTGCCGCTGGAGTTTGAACCGGAGCGCGCCTGCGTTACTTCGATCGGCTTTCGCGATCCGCGCACCTTCGACGGTGAGCTGCTCGATCCGGTGCGTATGCCACGCGAAACTGTCGACAAGCTCAAGCGCGATACCACCGCCTACGCCTACGCCGGCCAGTATCAGCAACGCCCGTCGGCGCGTGAAGGTAACATCTTCAAGCGGCACTGGATCGAGACAGTGCCGGCGGCGCCGGCACGCGCGAAACGCTGCCGCGGCTGGGATCTCGCGGCCAGCAAGAAGAAAGCTGGCACATCAAGCTCGCCGGCCTACACCGCCGGCGTCAAGCTGAGCGAGGCCGATGGGGTTTACTACATCGAAAATGTTGTTCGTGAGCGCGGATCGCCGGCCGAGGTCGACAAGCTGATCAAGAGCACCGCCATCGTCGATGGCCATTCGGTGACGATCTCGATCCCGCAGGACCCTGGCCAGGCTGCAAAGGGACAGGTCCTGGCATTCGCCAAGTTGCTGGCTGGTTACAACTGCCGCTTCTCTCCGGAGACGGGCGACAAGGAACAGCGTGCCACGCCGGTATCGGCGCAAGCCGAAGTCGGCAACGTTCGGATCGTGAAGACCGGCGACGATGCCAAGGACGCGTGGATCGAGCCGTTCATGGAAGAGCTCTGCATGTTCCCGGCCGGCAAGTTCAAGGACCAGGTCGACGCGCTGAGCCGAGCATTTTCTGAACTCCTGACGTTGAAGGCTCCCATGGTCATATCGCAGGAAGTTCTGACGCGCGCCGCGCAACCGCGGAGCCGGCTCAGGTGAAGGGCCGCAAGAAGTTCGCGAAGCAAATCGCGACGCAGATTGCGATGGAGTTTCTGGCACAGGCCAAACCCGAGCGCCGTGCCGTGGCCGCAAAACCACGTGCGCCGGCAAAGCCGACCGCGAAGGCGGACCCGGTTTCGAAGACACCGATCAAGATTACCAATACCATTCTCGCGCGGGCTCGGGGCCGCACCAAACCAACGACCAAGGTTCATCCGTTCACCATCGCGCAGCACCCGCCCAGCGTGGTGCCAGCCGGTCGTCCGGCGATGGCGCAGGACGAGGCGATCGGATCCGTCAATGCATGGGCTGCAAACAGTCTGTACGCAGGCGCGTTTCAGGAAGGACTGACGTTTCTCGGCTACGCCTATCTCTCGGAGTTGGCGCAGCGCCCCGAATACAGAGTCATCAGCGAGACCATCGCGACCGAGATGACGCGGAAGTGGATCAAACTGCAGGCCACCGGCGACGAGGATAAGACCGAGAAGCTCAAGACGATCGAAGAGGAGATGAAGCGGTTGAAGGTGCAGGACGCCTTCCGCGAGATCGCCGAGCAGGATGGCTTCTTCGGGCGCGCCCACCTCTATCTCGATATCGGCGTCGGCACGATCGACGATCTCGACGAGCTCAAGATCTCGATCGGCAACGGTACAGATACAGTCAGCAAGGCCAAGGTCAGTCCCCAGCAGCGATTGACGCGCATCAAGACCGTCGAGGCTGTGTGGTGCTATCCGTCGAACTACAATTCGACCGACCCGCTGCGATCGGACTGGTACAAGCCATCAATGTGGTTCGTGCAGGGCAAGGAGGTTCATGCCTCCCGCCTGCTGACCTTTGTCGGCCGCGAAGTGCCGGACCTGATCAAGCCGGCCTACTCTTTCGGTGGCCTTTCGATGTCGCAGATGGCGAAGCCATACGTCGACAACTGGCTTCGAACCCGGCAGAGCGTATCCGACCTGATCAGTTCGTTTTCGGTCAGTGGCGTCAAGACCAACTTGGGCGAAAGCCTGCAGTCCGGCGGCGAGCAACTTTTCAATCGCGCGGCGCTGTTCAATTTGACGCGCGACAATCAAGGCCTGATGCTGCTCGACAAGGAGACAGAGGAATTCTTCAACATCACGACGCCGCTCACCGGTCTTGACACGCTGCAGGCTCAGGCTCAGGAGCACATGGCATCGGTCAGTCGTATCCCGCTCGTTAAACTGCTCGGCATCAGTCCGGCCGGTCTCAACGCTTCATCGGAGGGTGAGCTTGAAAGCTTCGACGATACGATCGGAGCGTATCAGGCGGCATTCTTCACGCCGAATCTGACACGCGTCATCAACTTCATCCAGTTATCGCTATTTGGAGAAGTCGATCCATCCATCACGTTCATCTACGAGCCACTCACCTCGATCGACGAAAAGGAACGGGCTGAGGTCGAGAAGATACAAGCCGAAACGGACCAAATCTTCATCGACGCCGGCATTGTCTCACCGGCGGAAGCGCGCAAGCGTGTCGCCAACGATCCAGATGCTGGTTACAACTCGCTTGATGTCAGCGTCGTGCCAGACCTCGGCGAGGAGGAAACTGAAGGCCTCGAGCCGGTTGGCGGTCATCTGGATGCCGCCGCGGAGGCCGAGGTCGAGGCGGTCGACGCGTGAAACTGCGCAACAAGACGGCGAAGGAAATCACTCTTCGCCCGGTCCATCCGAACGCCGGCATCGAGCAGGCCTACCAGCGCAAGCTCCTGAAGCTGATCGACGAGATGAACAAGTCGGTCAGGTACTGGCTGTCGGCATCGTACAAGGCGAACGAGCCGATCATCGCCCAGGACGACGCGCTGCCGTCCAACGCACTGCGCGCCGCAATTCGAAAATTGGCAGCTCGATGGCAGAAACAGTTCGATGAGGCTGCACCGGCGCTCGCTGAGTATTTCAGCGTTGCTGTGTCGGAACGAAGCGACGCTACACTGCGGTCGATCCTGAAAAAGGGTGGCTTCAGCGTCCAGTTCAAGATGACAAAGGCGCAGCGTGATATCTTCGAGGCCACGGTCAACCAGAACGTTGCGCTGATCAAATCGATTCCCTCACAGTATTTCACCAACGTCGAAGGCATGGTGATGCGCTCGGTGCAAACCGGCCGCGATCTTGGCTCACTCACCACCGATCTGCAAAAAGAATTCGGTATCACCCGCCGCCGCGCCGCGTTCATCGCACGCGATCAGAACAACAAGGCCACCGCGTCGCTAAACCGCGCACGGCAGGACGAACTTGGCGTCACCACCGCGAAG